TGGGAAGTGTCCCGAGAGGAATTTCTCCCTCAAGGGTTCTTGAACCTTGTCACTTTCTTAATTCCGAAAAGGATAGGATCGTTAGACAGCCCCAACAAACAAAACTAATGAATTTTATAAAGAAAGACATTCAGTCCAAGAGCCGTCATGCCTTTTCTGAAGGCATTCGACTGGAGAACTTGATGACATTCTCTATGAAGGTCATTAGTTGACTCCTAAAGGTTGTCCAAATTAATGGGGCCTTCGGTAGTCACTGATTTGAGGAACTGTTATCACTTTCTAAGTTTCTTTCGAAACTCGGGAAGCATAGAGGTGCTACTGACTTGATACGTACCTGTAAAGGTACGAGACAGGCGCTAGCCCTCTATCTTTCTAAAGAGTTCCCTGAAAAGAAGGTTCCTGGCATTATTACTTACAGTGACGGTATACCAAAGATTTTCGGATTACGATTAGCAAATCTTATTAGAGAAAGTACCACCTCAGAAGCTTTGCCTCTGAGACTGCTATTTACTCTTTTAAGCTCTAGTCGTGTCCTAACAGTTGGAAAAATACCTGATCTTGAGCCTATAATCTCCCCTGTTAAAGGGACAGAACAGATTCATAATCATGTACATTCTTTCTGGAAATCTTTGGGATACAGGACATCTCTTTCGCCAACTAGTGTACCTCGGTATGCTCGTTTTCGAAAGTATCACTTTTCTGTAAAAGCAGGTCCAAATGGTCCAGCTCTTGTCACAAGTCTTTTAGACTATTTAGAAATCAGGAAAATTCCTGAACTTCTAGAAAGTATTAAAATTCTTGGAGGACAAAAACTGATAAACCGTTTAGACTTACTTGAACAAATGGTTGATAGCTTTGAAGATTTGCTTCCTAAGATACAAAGGAGAGCTAAGAGGTATCTAAGAAAATTGTCTGCATTTGGCGATCAGGAAGAGAAGGTAAGAGTAGTAGCCATACTTGACTATTTCAGTCAAACGTGTCTATTACCCCTCCATCAATACCTGTACCGTCTCTTGCGGAGAATTCCTCAAGACTGTACCTTTGACCAAGGGAGTTTTAAAACAAAGATAGTAGGTTGGACAGAGTTCTATAGCATTGATTTAACAAATGCTACAGATCGATTTCCAATAGAA